CAACGCCTGAACAAGAGCAGGCCCATGCAGCATGGTTAGAACAAGCGGCAGGAAGTGTTACCCCTGCTGGCATGATTGTTGGTCGTGGAGTTACAGCGGCTAACGCTGCTCGCGCCACACAGATGGCTAATACAGGAGCTAGCCCTGGACGAATTTTTCAGGAAACAGGATTAGTACAGGTTCCCACTCCTAACGGAATGGCCTGGGGCCGTCAAATTAGCGATGCCCCCGCACAAATGAAGTCGGATGTTTACGACAATTTAAAAGATGTGTTTCAACATCATGCAGCAAAAGCAAAAGGCCAACCGATTCCCGAACCTACTTTAGCTGATCTTCTGGATCATCCTGAGCTTTTTCAAACATACCCAGAATTAGCAAATCTTCCGGTTCAACGTTTATCGGGACTAGAAAGTTTTTCCGGTACAAAAGGTTCTTTTAATCCTGCTACTGGAACTATTAAACTTGCAGGTAAAAATCAGTATTTTACCCCTGAACAACTAGCCAAACAAAGAGAAGAGGTTTCTTCTACTCTTTTACACGAAATTCAACACGCTATTCAGAGTATTGAACAATGGCCTCGCGGTGGTTCTCCTTCTGAATTTGCCAAAAAAGGTACAGCCGGGGCCGAAAACCAAGTTAAGTGGGCTGAAAAATCTTTGGATCAACTCGTGCGGTCTAAAATGGAAGAGTTAAAGCTTCCTAGACCTAGTGAGTATAGTTTAGAGTACTTAATGGCTAATGTTCGTAAGTTTAAGACAGAAGGTGAAAAAGCTTTAAAATATTATGATGCTCCTTTTGTTGAAAAAATTAAAACACTAGCAAATCTTCCTGAATTTTCTTCTTTTGAAAAAATTTATACAAAATTAGATAAAGTTAAGAAAAAAGTTTTAAATCGTAGGCAACAAGAATTTGAAAAGTATCAGTCTTTAGCTGGGGAAGCTCAGTCACGGGCTACACAAGCTCAGTTTTTATTAGACAAGCAAACCGGAACATCGTCTTCTTATAGTATTCCCGCAACATCTTTTTATGATGTGCCAATTGAGACGTTAATTTATAAAGACCCTTTCCCGAATACCATTAAGTAAGGATCAAGATGGCTGAAGAAAAAGATATGGAAGCTCAGTTTGAGACTCCTTCTGAAAACGAAAAGAAGCTAGGTTCTTGGATTGTCGGCCATGCAGATAAGTGGCGCGATTACCGGGATACTAACTTCATGGAGGATTGGCTGGAGTACGAGCGTATTTTCCGTGGTCAATGGGCTGCGGAGGATAAGACCCGTGATTCCGAGCGTAGTCGTTTAATCAGTCCCGCCACTCAGCAGGCTGTGGAAACACGCCATGCCGAGATTATGGAGGCTATTGCCGGCAGCGGTGAGTTCTTTGACATTGAAGACGATATCCGTGATGTGAACGGCACCCCGCTTGATGTGATGGGTATTAAGGCTCAGCTTCACGAAGACTTCAAGCGTGACAAGGTTAAGAAGTCTCTGGATCAGATCGAACTGATGGCAGAGATTTATGGCACCGGTATCGGTGAGATTATTCTCAAGACCGAAACCCAATACGAGCCTGCCACCCGTCCGATCCCCGGTGTGCAGGGACAGGCTGCTATCGGTGTGCTGGAAAAGCCCCGTGTGGCGATCAAGCTCAAGCCGGTTAACCCCAAGAACTTCCTGATCGACCCCAACGCCGAGAGCATCGACGAAGCCCTGGGCGTGGCGATTGAAAAGTATGTGTCTATCCACAAGATCGTGGAAGGCATGGAAAAAGGTATCTATAAGAAGCTGCCCGTCGGTACGCTTTATATGGACGATGACCTGGAACCCACCCAGGAAACTACCTATTTCCAAGAAGATAAAGTCTTACTGTTAACTTACTACGGCTTGGTGCCGAAAGAGTACCTGACAGAAGACGGTGAAGAGGTGGAAGAACTCTTCCCTGAGCATTCGACCGAGGACAAGTACAGCAACATGGTGGAAGCCATTGTTGTGATTGCCAACAACGGGGCCGTGCTCAAGGCTGAAGAGAACCCCTACATGATGAAGGATCGTCCGGTTGTCGCCTATCAGGATGACACAGTTCCGGGACGTTTCTGGGGTCGTGGAACCGTTGAGAAGGCCTACAATATGCAGAAGGCTATCGACGGCCAACTGCGGGCACACATGGACTCCCTGGCCCTTACAACGGCCCCCATGATTGCGATGGACGCTACGCGCCTGCCGCGTGGTGCTAAGTTTGAGGTCAAGCCCGGTAAGAGCCTGCTGACTAACGGCAACCCGTCTGAGATTCTGTATCCGTTCCACTTCGGTCAGACCAATCAAGACGCTCCCGCCGCTGCTCAGAACTTTGAGCGGATGCTGCTTCAGGCGACAGGTACTGTGGATAGTGCTGGTCTTCCGTCTAACGTGCCGCGTGACGCTGGTGCGGGCGGTATGTCGATGGCGATGGCAGGGATTATCAAGAAGTACAAGCGTACTCTGACTAACTTCCAAGAAGATTTCCTGATCCCGTTCATCAACAAGGCTGCATGGCGTTATATGCAGTTCGACCCGGAGCGTTATCCGTCTGTTGATATGAACTTCCTGCCCACCGGTGCCTTAGGTATCCTGGCGCGAGAGTTTGAACAGCAGCAGATGATCGGTTTACTGCAGACTTTAGGCCCGGATACGCCTGTTCTGCCTGTTCTGCTCAAGGGTATCCTGCAAAACAGTTCCCTGACGAACAAAGGCGAGTTGATGGAGGCTCTGGATAAGATGTCTCAGCCCAATCCTGAGGCTCAGCAGATGCAGCAGCAGCAGATGGCGGCTCAGATGGCTCTTCTGGAGGCCCAGATTCGAGATCTGGAGTCTAAAGCCCTTAAACAGCAGGCTGAAGCCCAGAAAACAGCTGTGGAAGCGCAGCTTAAGCCCCAGGAAGTGCAGGCTAAGATGGTTGCAGCCCTGGCGACTAACCTCAACGAAGACGCTGAAAGCGTTGATTTTGAGCGTCGAGCTAAGTTAGCTGACCTGTTACTTAAGGAAAAGGATATTGAATCCAACGAACGCATTGCTATGAGCCAATTAGCAAGCAAAAGTGGTATGAATACTTGACAAAGTATACTTTTTAGTGTATAATATAGGTTTTAAGATTCCTTACGGAGAAAATCTTGGCACCTGAGCTACAAAAGTATTACGAAGAACAGTTTTCTATGCTATCCACGACAGGGTGGAAGGATTTAATAGAAGATTTAACTAATTTACAGAAGTCAATCAACGACTTATCTACTGTCGCAGACGAGCAAACCTTATTTTTTCGTAAAGGACAGTTAGATATTCTTGAACTTTTGTTTCAGCGAAAGGCAATGTGCGAAAAGGCATACGAGGATCTGCAGAATGAAACGGATATTTGAGTTCCTCTGTGATGACGCACACCTGTCTGAAAAGCTAGTTGACGATGCGATCAGGGTAATAAACTGCCCTACTTGTGATAAGGAGGCGCATCGAATCGTTTCCCAACCTAGTCTAAAGCTAGAGGGATGCACAGGTGCATTTCCTTCGGCCTATGACCGGTGGGGACGAGTGCGGGCTGAGAAGCTCGCCCAAGAGAGGAAGCAGGCCGAGTAACTTCGGGAACCTGAATCCATTTATAAATATGTCCTAGAACCGCATTCGCGGCAGGATGAAAGGTAGGTATGGCTCTTATTGATTCTGAAGAACTGGCTGGGAATAATATCGGTAATGATGAACCGGAAAATACTCCCGAACCTGAGGTTAAACTTGAGGAAGAAAAGAAAGTAGAGGTTCCCGACAAGTATCGGGGCAAAAGCCTTGAGGATATTATCAAGATGCACCAAGAGGCTGAGAAGCTTATTGGTAAGCAGGCCCAGGAAGTGGGAGAAGTCCGGAAGTTAGCCGATGACCTTCTCAAACAACAACTCTCCACGACACAACAAGCGACCACCAAAGAAGAAACTGAGGTTGACTTCTTTGAAGACCCCAAAAAAGCGGTTCTTAATGCGGTTGAGAAACATCCGGACGTATTAGCTGCCAAGGAAGCTGCCCTGCGCTTAAAGCGTATGGAGGCGCAGGCACGGCTGCAGGCCAAGCATCCTGACCTTGCGGATATCGTTCAAAACAACGACTTTGTTGATTGGGTTAAAGCCTCTCCCATGCGTATGAAACTGTACGCTGAGGCTGATACAAACTTTGACACAGACGCTGCGGATGAATTATTGAGCACATTCAAAGAACTGAAAACCATTCGTCAGAAACAGTCTAAGCAAGATGGTGATGCTGTGCTGCAGCAGAACATGAAGGCGGCGGCTGTGGATACGGGTGGTACTGGTGAGTCTTCTAAGAAAGTTTACCGCCGTGCCGACCTTATCCGGCTACGCATGACCGATCCGGCCCGGTATGAAGCTCTCTCTGATGAAATCATGAGGGCTTATGCTGAGAACCGGGTTAAATAACTTTTAACTCTAGGAGATTTCTAAATGCCTTTAGGTACCGCTCACGTTACTACCACCACCGGCGCAACATTCATTCCTGAAATTTGGAGTGATGAGATTGTTGCTTCTTACAAGAAGAACCTCGTTGCCGCCAACCTCGTTAAGAAGATGAACTTCAAGGGCAAGAAGGGTGATTCGATTCACATTCCCGCCCCGACCCGTGGCAACGCCTCGGTGAAGTCCGCTCAGACCCAAGTGACCCTGATTGCGGCCACCGAGTCTGAAGTGGTTGTCACCATCGACAAGCACTACGAGTACTCGCGCCTGATCGAAGATATCGTCGAAGCACAATCCCTGTCGTCCCTGCGTAACTTCTACACGGAAGACGCTGGCTACGCCCTGGCCCGCCAAGTGGATACCGATCTGGTTCGCCTGGGTCGCGGTGTTCGCGGTGGTGACGGCACCGCCGACTATACCGGTGCTTTCTCCGGTGCTGACGGCACGACAGCCTACACCGGCACCGCTGGTGCTCTGACTGACGCTGCTATCCGCCGCTCTATCCAGCGTCTGGATGACAACGACGTTCCGATGGACGGTCGTTTCCTGATCGTTCCCCCGTCTACCCGCAACACCCTGATGGGTATCGCCCGCTTCACCGAGCAGGCTTTCGTGGGCGAGGCTGGCGGTAACAACACCATCCGTAACGGCGAAATCGGCAACGTGTACGGCATCCCCGTCTTCGTTTCCACAAACGCTGACACCGCTACCGATGGCGACCGCATCTGCCTGCTGGCCCACCGCGACTTCGCTGTGCTGGTTGAGCAAATGGGTGTCCGTTCGCAGACCCAGTACAAGCAAGAGTGGCTGGGTACCCTGTTCACCGCCGACACCCTGTACGGCGTGAAAGAACTGCGTGACGGCTCCGCCGTTGCTCTGGCTGTGCCGGCCTAATACTTATAACAATAAGTAAGTAGCTTGCACCCTTTGGCTCCCGCTCACAAGGCGGGAGTCTTTTTCAAAGGGTTTGTTAAATCCT